TTTTCTAATCCATGGTCGTTGAAGTGGCCTTTGTGCATTTCAAAGCCTTTAACTTCAAGATGACCCATTGCAATGGTTGTAGTAGAATTGTCAATAGCGTATATACTATCATCATAATTATCATCACAAATCCAAGGCAAGAAAAGTATATCAAGACCACCAAAGTTGACAGTAGTAGGTCTAGTATATATTTTAGCGTCTTTGTTAATGTTGAGATTTTGTAAGGCATTTACCTCATTTGTGTTTTTATAATAAGTATCGTGATTACCTATAATAATATGTGTATCAATATTTAGTTCTTCTAACTTATTCCAAAACACTTTTTTAAAGTTATGAGCCGTATTATGGTTTATAAACTTTCGTCTATCAACAACATCACCTAAATGTACCAATACATTGATATTATTCTCTACAAGATATGGAAAGAATATATCATTATAAAATTTGTTTTGGTATTCTATAAAAGCAGGTGAATCATTACGGCAGCCGAAGTGTGTATCATTCAGTAGCGCTATCTTCATTAATAAAATATTCCAATGTTGGTTTCTTTTTGGTTGTTTTTTTCTTTTTCTTTTTTTCTGGTTCGTCTATAATTGTATTCTTTTGTAAGAATTCTGTAAACTGATTTTTAAAATCTCTATCTTCACCTGGTTGCAATGTTAAATCATCATAATTTGCTTCCATTATTAACTTTTGTTTTATTGTTACTTGTTTTTTTTCTTTCTGTATTCTACGAACAAAAGCATAATAAATTATTTGTGTGAAATATGCAAAGGGATTATTAGATTTTTCTGGATTAAAGTTATCCAAATACTGTAAACAATTCTCTATACCATCACTTATCATATCATCTCTAAAAGTATAATTAATAAAATTAGGTCTGTATGATAGGTGATTAGCTATCTTTAAGAAACAACTACCAATATAATCAGTAACAGGTGGTCTTTCTTGCTTTTTCTTCTCTGCCATTTTGATTGATTTTTTATATTCAATCATGGCAGCCAAAAACTCCTTGTTATTGACATAATGTTCTTTTTGTGTTTTTTTATTCATACTTGCCATAATACACTATCCTTGTTTAATTGTCAATGTTAGGTTGTAATAAATTTATTTTCATCCACGCTTGACTCTTGCCAAAAAATGGATATAATGGACGGTGTCCGCCTTTGAGGAAAGCTCCTATACCTAATATATTATTAATGGATTGTTGGGTCTTCGTCTTTAAACTCATCAAAGATTTCATTAATTTCTTCATTCTGTTCATCACTCAATCTTTCTCTTTTAAATTGAAGGTCTACTTTCTTTTCAGGCACCTTATCAATTGTATCATAGTTTTTTATCACTTGGCCGTAAGACCTTGCCATTTCGCCTGTAGCATTTGTAATTGTCATTATCTTTTGTTTTGGTATAGTAATAACAGCGTCGCTAGTATAGGCCGCCCATTTTACCATAGCCACATAATCTCTAAATCCTTGAGGTGTTAATTGTGGAATGTATTTTATTTGTAAGGGTTTTGTAATCCTTAACAATGCGTGTGATTCGGGTAGTTGTTCATTCGGGAACGAACAAACAATATCATCTCCGTTTTCTAACTTAATTATCTTTATGTTTTCCATTTGTTAAGTCCACATTATGGATTTCATAATCAAATTCTTCTTCATTGTAAATATTTATCCTTTCTCTGAAATGGGCTAGTGTGTAATTTTCTTTCTCCTTATATGTTAAATCGTCTGCAATATCATATAAGGTAGCCTTTGATTTATTGTCCTTTAATCTTAATCCACGACCAATTGATTGTAGATTTCTTATGCGAGATTTAGAAGGACTAGCAAAAATAATGTTATGCAAATTCCGTATATTAATGCCTGTGCTGAAAGTCCCGAAGGAAGCAACAATGATAGCATTGTCCGACTTTTCGGTAACCTCTCTGATTCGTTCTCTATCCTCTGTTTCAACTCCTCCGTAAACATAAAAAACTTGTTTGTCATCTGCTTTATCCTTTATTTGTTGATGTAGATTTTTACCGTGTTTTTCTACATATTGAAATAAACATAGTGTATTGCCTTGTAATTTAGAAGCCAAGTTAACTATAAACTTATTTCTTTTTTCATGTGATACTAAAAAGTCCATTTCTTCTTGATAGTTTAGACCATTTACAAACTGCCTACTACCATTATCATAACCTAATATCAATGCGTAAATTTTCAAGTCAGCAAGTTGTTTTTTATCTTGCAACTCTGCTGTTGATATTACTTTATTTACAGTACCAAACAAACCCTCTAATACTAATTTATGTGTCTTTGTACCATCTAAAGTACCTGTAAGTCCATATCTATATTTACAATCTTCTAATTTTGACATAATTTTTGTTAGTGAAACTGCCTTAAACAAATGTGCCTCATCACCAACTATTGTGCCAAACTGTTTAAACCATTTTTTAGGCAAGTTATAGATTGATTGCCATGTAGATATTACTACTCTTTTATTTGTTTCTTTTTCATGTCCTTGATATATTTTATGTACATTAGCTTCACTATTCCAACCATAATCTTTAAAATCCTTTGTTAATTGTTCTACTAATGATGTTGTTGGTACTATTATTAATATCTTATTATTCTTTTTACTTCTTAACCTAAGCAGGTTAAACCTAGCAATAAGATAGACAATAAGAGATTTTCCACTAGCTGTGGGTGAAAGTAATAAACACCTAGATTTTTTAATTGCATGAATAAATGCCTCCTTTTGATAATCTCTAACAGCAAATGGTATCTTTAGTGCTTTAATAAAACCATCTACGGCCTGTTCATCTACTGTTACATCTTTTATTTTTGTACCATCTACTACTTGAATATTGTTGTCTTTACACCATTTGTTAATATAAGGATACAAACCGGCGTATATTGTTTTTGACGCATAGTTATATAATCTAATTTTGCCGTCCCATACTCTATTACGGTATTGAGGCATAAATTTAAAACCTGGTACCTCAAATGTAAAGTATTCTCCTATATCTCTACGAATACCATCTTCAGCGTCAATAGTTAGATAGACTTCGTTTTTCTTTTCTAATACAATATATTTTGTTAAAACCATTACAGTATTGCTGATTGAAACTCTTTTGAGTTGCCAATCTTACCCTTAAACATTAAATTAAATGCTATACTAATTCTATTTTTATTTGTTTTGTTGATTGGCACATGATGTTGTAGCCAAGAGGGAAAGTATATTATTCTATTTGTCTTTGATTCATATGATAGAGAGTTTGCATTATCTATTGACTTATTAGTTATATGTGGTTGTATGACATTTGCCTGTGGTCTAGGGTCATTAAAAATAATACCTGAAGATTTATCAGCGTCAACATAAAAAACACCACTAATATAGTTATTAGAATGTGTGTGTATTTTGTGTGATTCACCAGGTTTTAAAATATTAGACCACATATCAGTAATATAAATTTCCTCATAATCATAACCTAAACTATTTAATATTTTACTAGTATCAGATAAAACTTTTTCTTTTAGATTATAATATACTTCTTTATTGTATATATCAGGTTCACTTTGCCAATTACTTTTATTAGAGTCATAACTCTTAATAATATCATTTCTTATTTTTAATAATATATCTTCGTGCAATATATTATCTTGAATATGAATATGAGTAGGAAATACTTTATATTGCTCCACTAGTAAACTTTCTCCAATCAATAGCGTTCTTTATAGTAAATCCTCTATTTGATATTTGTCTAATTGTTTTATCTAAATAATCAACAACTGTTGTTAGATACTCTCTTTTTTGTTTTGCTTTAATTAATTCTTCATCTGACTCAATGTATTTGTCAACATCTGTCCTTAATACTTTTAAATCAAATGGTTTTTCTGCATATACTGAAGCGTCAGCCTTACCTGTGTAATACTCCCATTTAGTCCTTTTTAATTGACTATAATCTGTTTCTGCTTTCGTTAACATCAATTTAAACTTTGTATAGTGTTTCATATACTTGTTATGTAATTGAGGAGTTTTAAGGGATTCTAAATCGAGTTCAGTATCGTTTATCTTTAGGTCTTTGTCGACCAGTTCTTGTAAAGTTTCTAAATCCATAATTTTTCCATTATTAATATTTCATATCATTATATCACAAAAACCTAAAAAAGTAAAGGTTTATTAGGTGTTTGTAACAGTAGGTGATGAAGCACCTACATTTGCAAAATCGTAACCTCTATAATTAAAAGTTACTGTAGCCGATAGATATTGTACATCACCAGCTTGTTGGTCATATTGTAGTTCACCAATATTTGTTGGGTATACATCTCTAAATCTGACTTCTTTAATAGCGTTATTTTTACTAGTTAATATTATTAGTGTTGCGTCTGAAAAGTAAGCTGCCTGACTAGGCGCACCAAACTTAACTTTGCCTGGTTCACTTGATACAGAAGCTTTACTTGATGGCGCTCTATCTGAACCTGCGTCTAAACCACCAGCATATTCTGTATAACTTTCTGGAAAACCTAAACCTCTAATCCAACCATGTATCTCTTGGAAGTTTTCTAAATTTTCATCTACCAAAAATGTCATATTCAAAGGTGAATATGTAAGAGTTGTACCAGGTAATGGCACATCTACAAAAGGTGTGGGTTGTCTTACCTCACTAAGCGCTAAAGCTGGTAGGTTAACAGATGTACAAAAATATTCTACCTTTGGTAGTTTTTGTATTTGAAACTTAAACTGCGTTGGTGACGCATAATCTAAACTTGTTGGTTGTCTTGCAAAACTATTTACTACTGTCATTATCGACCTCTTCCCAATCTTTTTCGGTGGCTAATTTTTCTAATTCTTTTTCTCTATCTGTTAATACTTCTCTTTGCATTTGAATATCATCTATTCTATTTTCTATAAATTGTAATTGATTTTCTTTACTAGGAAAAGTAAATACTGATACTAATACAATAGCTGCACTCAAGCACACTATCCAGATATTGTCCAAGATGATTTTTCTCATAATACTATTTATCCATCCTGGAGGAAGGCCAAAAAAAAGGGCGGATAAACCGCCCTTTTTCGTATTCTGTATGTTACAGATATTACATTAAGTTCGCAACTTGCGTTCTTTGGTAGTATCTGTTAGCGTTAGCAGAACCAGCACCGTTAATAACAGCTGCGTCACCAGTTCCAGCTTCAGCAAATGGATTTGCTTGTAAGCCGTATCTAGTTTTAAAGCCGATTTTCGGTTGGAAAGTATCTTGACCAACTGCTCTTACCATTTGTAGTGGTACATATGGACAATAGAACATACCAGCGTCATAAGGTGAAGTACCTTTATAACCTGCAACATAGTAATGTGCAGCTGCTGAGTTAGCACTATATGGGTCAATGTACACTTTAAATCTACCGTTTAAAACACCTGCAAAAGTATTACCTGTGTCATCAACATTTAGATTGTTGTTAAGAGCTGGAGTATAGTCTAATACACCTGCCATTTGTAAAGCAGAAGCTACATCAGCAGAAGTAATGATAATGTTACCTTTACCTCTTCTTGTTCTTTGAGCGATTCTGTTTGCATCTCTTTCAAGATTAAACATTAAACCTTTGAATCTCTCAACAGACCATCTACCGTTTGAGTCTGTGTCAAGGTCAAAGACACCAGCAGTCGTTACATGACCAGCAGGTGAACCTTTTTCTGCGTTTGTGTAAATTGTTCTTACAACTTCTCTGTTTATTTCCGCAAGGATTTCAGCAGATAGGATGTTAGCCAATTCTGTTTCTGCGTCTAAACCATGGATTGCTTTTAAGTCTTGAGCAAGTTCCATAGTGTATTCAGCTTTAAGTGCTCTTGATTTAGCAGTTACAGTTGACTTCTCGATTGAGAATGCCATTTCTGCAAAACTATTTCCAGAAGCGTCACCTAATGCTTCAGCAGCAGCAG